TGCTGGGCGAACAGGCGCTGCGGCTGTGTGCGCAGCGAGTTGCGCGCGCGGGCGGACAGATCGTCGGCGGTCTCGCGGTAGGGCTCGGTGAAGCGATCGTCGAACGAGACCTCGCCGCCCTCGGCGCGCTTGACCCGGCGCGCAACATCGAGCGCGATCGCCACGCTTTGCTTGTCGGCCCTGCGCTTGCCAAACTTCTTCATCGTGTGGGCGTAGGTATCGCCGGTGTGCAGCTCGCGGATATTTTCCGAAATGATTCGGCGCGACGATCCCTTGCGCAGCGGCATGACGACCTCAGAAGGTTGAAAGCGCCACCCTTCTCCAAGTGGCGTTGGCCACACACAGATACAAGAAAGTCGAACTCGCCGCCACCTGTCCCGCGGTGCCCGGGGACGTCGACGTCGCCGGCACCGGCACGAGGTTGAGCCCGCCGTCCAGCAGCGCCTTGTAGATCAGGCCAAGGTTTTGCACGCCCTGCTGCTGCGTCGAGTTGAGGTCGTCGAGGGTCGCCGCCATCAGTTTCTTCCCTGCGCGGAGTAGCGATAGCGCACATAGCCGAGCCGCGAGAAGCTGCCAAGATCGTCGCCTGAGATGGTGATCGAGACCAAGGCGCCGCGGAAGCGGGTGGTGATGTATTCGGTCGCCTGCGTCACCGTATAGGGCCCATAGGTACGCGGCGTGTCGCCGGGGTAATTGGCGACGTTGAAGGTCATCTGGATCTGCGCGGTCGCAGCCTGACCGAACTCGCCGTATTTGAAATCCGGATACCACTGGTCGACGAAGACGCGCTCCTGGCCCTCGCCAAGCCGGAAATAGCCGGTGGTGTAAGACCACGCCATCGGCTGGCCGGCTGCATCATTGCCAGTCTCGTGCTGGTAGATGACGCCAGCCGGTGAGGCTCCGATCGGCGGCCCGAGCACGGTCTGGTCGATCCATGCCGAGCGCGGCAGATAGCCATAGTCCCACGGCTGCCCCGGCTCGCTGATGTTGTACTTGACGTAGGCGTCGTTCTCGCCGTTCGGGCTCGACTTGGTCGTGAAATAATAGCCGGCCTCGTTGAAGGGCGTGTTCGGCATCGCGCGCACGTTCTTCATCTTGATGGTGTCGATCTGCTGAAACACGAAGTCCCAGACCGGACACGTCACCACCTCGACGCCGGAGCCGGCATAACGGTAGAAATTGGAGGTGCCCATCCAATACACGCCGCCGCGCAGCTGCTGCACCGCGTGCTTCGAGGCTGCGCCGGCGCCGGCGCCGATCTTGTTGAAGCCGTAGACGTTCGGAAAGCCGATGAAGTTCATGATCCAGAGATCGAGGTCGGTCCAGATCAGGTTCTGGTTCGACACCGCCATCCCCGCCATGATCTCCGATCCGATCGGGATGCGGAAATTTCGCGCAAGATTGGTGTCCGACGGCGTCCAGTCGAAGAAATTGCCGCTGTCGCACCACTGCACCAGCATCGGGTCCTGCACCACACCGATCTGCTCGGTGATGGTCGAACCATAGGCGATCACGATCTGCGCCGAGGTTGAGACGAACATGCCGGAATTGTAGATCGGCCCCGACGAGATCAGGCTGGCGTTCTGGAAGCCTCCGGTCGGATCCCAGTAATAGATGCCACCGTCCTCGGGGCACGAAAGCAGGATCTGGCCCCAATTGTCGGTGGTCCAGTCCGTCGCGGTGATTGCGGCACCCTGCTGCACCGGGCTCGCGACGCCGGTGCCAAAACCGCCGAGCCCGTAGCCGCCGATGCCGAAACCGACGCCGCCCGGGGGTGGCCCGAGCGCAATGTAGTAGACGATCTCGGCGTTTCCGCCATTCATCGAGACCGAGCCGGATGCCGTGGCCTGGGCGCTGACCGGAATGATGAAGTTATTGGCGTCGGTGATGGTGCTGGCAGCGTATAGCCCGTCGATCGTGATGCCATTCACAGTCGTCGGGATCGGGAAAACGATAGTGTTGCTTGGCGCGGCTCCGAGGCCGTGCGCGGGCAGGTTCACCGAGACGTTGGCGCTGTCTGTCGTGGTGGTGAACACCGGCACCGATCCACCACCGGTCACAGCCGCGGTGGCTTGAGTGGCAGCGGTGATGCGATAGCTGTGCGTGCCGGAGACGCTGTCGATCGGATAGAGGCCAGAGAGGATGATGCCGCCCACCGAGATCGGCACATTGAAGAACACCGAATCGTGGGACGTCACCGTGTTGATGTTGGGGTCGGTGACTTGGACCGAGGCCGAGCCGATCGTGGTGGTGAAATTGGGGGTGAAGTCCGAGGTCAACGTCTGCGGCGTGATAGCGACGAGCGCACCTGACGCGATGATATAAAGCTGCGTGCCGGTGCCGATCGCGAGCCGGCTGACCTGATTGAGATCCTGCCATGCATGCATGTCGCGCGGCACGCCGCTGAGCGCGAACGGATAGAAGTTGACCCATCCGCCGTATTTCTGGGTGAGGCCGTCGCGGAAGCGGATCAACTGGCTCTGCGAGATGCCGGCCTCATTCAGTGTCGGCGTGCGCTCGACGTTTACCCCGGGCACAAGCTTGACGCCGCCGTATGCCATACATCACCCCGATCGAGCGAACGCGCCATGCAGCGCGACAGATTCCAGAATGCGGACTTGAGCCGCGTCTTCCTCCAGATCAAAGAGGCCTAGATGGCGCCGCTCTCCATTCACTTGTATGGAGGCGCCCCATCTCCCCGTCAACTTATGGAAGAAAACCCCTTTGTATCGCGAACTGCCCTTCCAATTTCGTCGACGATTATGCTGATTTTGCGCCTTCGTCGCGTCTCGCAGGTTTACAAACCTATCATCGCTTTCGATCGTATTGACGTGGTCGACCTCCCCGGATGGCCACTCTCCAGTCACGAAAAGCCACGCCAGTCGACTACATCGATAGATAATACCTCGAAGCTCGATCTCGCGATAACCTTGCCCGGTCACCGATCCGGCGATGTCTCCGATCTTCACTCGATTCGCCGGACGCTTCTTCCACCTAAACTCGCCGGTGCTCAGGGAGTAGGACAGAAACTCCATTAATTCGAATCGCGATAAGACCACTCTATTCCTCACCGCCATGGACGCCCCTTCAGGTCTTGACGACCCAGATGCCGGCGACCTGGGTGTTCGGCATGTTGTTGTGCGAGCCGCCGCTGCCGGCGCTGTAGGTGGTGTTGAGCCCGTTCGGGCTGTTGACACTGATGTTGGTTATGGCCACCGAGGTGGTGCTGCCGACGGGCGCGTTGCCAAAGGCGCCGCCGCCTCCGGTGCTGCCGGTGCTGCCCGGAGCGGCGTAATTATGCGAGTGGCCCGGATCATAGATCCCCGCAATGTGGTAATGCGACGGCATCTGGTTGGTGTTCAGCGTCACTGACTGGGCATTCATCGCCCCGCCCATCGTCTGGCCATTGAGACCACATTCGGCAACGGTAACGCGCGTGCCGGTGCCGTCATAGGCCAGCGGGTAGCGGCCGCGCAGGTCGGGGACACCGAAGGTGGTGACACCATTGCCGCCGAAATTCGCAGCCATCCTGGTGCCGAGATAGGGGAACTGCGAGAACAGGTATGTCGCGGTGCCGTCGCAGAGCAAAAAGGGTGGATTGGTGCAGGCAGCGACCCAAGCCGGCATCGCGGTGAGCCCGACCCAAAACTCCATCTGGCCGACCTTGCCGAGATCGACGAAGCGGACATTGGACCCGTCATTGTAGATCGTGACGCGGTCGCCTTGGTTGATGGCGATGATCTCGGTGGCCGCCACCGCGCCGCGGAACGTCAGCACGAAATTGCCGGTGGTCAAGTTCTCGACGATGTAAGCGCCGGGCAGAGGCAGCGTGATCTGCTGGTTGGCGGTGAGCGCGCCGGTGAAGCGCAGCACCCGGTTCTGCGATTGCGTTGGTCCAGGGGACGGGGTCGCCGTGAAGCCGGCCGGCGCCGTCAATGTCAGCGGCGCGGCCCCGGTGACCGCGATCGTCTGCACGCCGCCGATAAAACCGTCGACCGCCACCATGTTCGGGTTGACGTCGAGCAGCCCCCACTGGTCGACATCGGCGCCGGTCAGCGGGACGATGATGCCGACATTGACGGTTTGTGGATTGGACACTTCTCACCCCCTCATCATGTGCGCGGCGGCGTCGCGATCGGGTCCGGCGATTTCGACGACCAGCCCTGCGACCCGAACTTCTTCCTGATCTCCTCGACCTTAGCCGAATCGATCAGCGGCCTCACATGGCTTTCCCATGTCACGGCCTGCTGTGGGTTGTCACCCATCGCCGAGAAGTTCTGCTGGTAGCCGGCCGCGAACACCAAGGCCGCGGCGAGAAACACGTCAGGCAAATATTGCGAGAGGAACGTGGTCTGATTCGTGGCTGACAGCGGCGCCGGACGGATCGTGCCGACCACCTCGACAGTGTAGGCGCTGTCGGGCCACGGTCCCAAGATCCAGTCCTGCTGGCTGATCGGCGCGAAATATCCCGGCACGCCCTCGCCTGTGACGCTGGGATACACCACGTCGAGATATTCCTTGGAGGCCGGCAGTAGCGCCACCCGCTCGCCCAGTTCCGGGTTGGTGATGCCGACCGGCGTGATCACGTTGAACTCCTCAACCATCACAAAGGTGCCGCTGGTGGTCGGCAGCGTGAACTTGCGACTGCCGCTCGTGAGCAGACCTGTCGCCGTCACCATGGTCGAGAGCAGGTCCAGCTCGCGATAGAGCCGCTGCTCGGCGTCGTCGATGATGTTCGGCAGCGCCGTCAGGTAACCAGGGTCCGTTGGCTCAACCGAGATCAGGTTGGCCAGCGAGGTGACGAAGGTGCTGTAGGTCAAGCTCACTGTAAGTGCCTCGCGCCCTAGAAGGTGAATAGCGCTTTAAGCGCCGCGCCAACGCTCGAAGGCCCGGCGATGCCAAAGACCAAGGCGTCACCCGGGTTGCAGACGATCCCCGGCGCCGGGTAGTCCTGCTTCCATGAAATGACATCCGTCTCATGAACGTAGAAATTTTCATGATCGGCAGCGCTCGCCGGCTGCTCAAGGTTGAGGTAGACCGTGCCGCCCGCAGCCGGAGAGCCCGCGAAGATATAACTAAACACGCTCACGACCTTGATCGGCGCCGCCAGCCCGGTAGCTGGATTGATCAGATTGTTCACCCACTGACCCGTGGCCGGATAGGTGGCGCCGCAGTGGCACGCGACCATGCCAAGACCGCCGGCGCCCACACCTCCCGACGGGATCCACGCCGCAGGCAATCCCGACGGCGGAATCCATGATGCCCTGATCGCGCTTGGCAAGGAGAAGCCAAGAGCCAAGGCCGCAAGTCGTCGTCGCGTGATCATTCCCAAGCCCCGTTAATTGTAGAAAGCCTCAACGATGATGTGGCCAGCGGCGCCGCCGCCGCCCGCGAACCCGTTTGTGCCAGCCGTTCCGCCATTGGCGAGCGCGCCGACAGCGTAGGTGTAAGTTGCTGCTGGCGAGCTGATGAATGCGATGCAAGCTGCACCAGCGCCACCACCCGTCCCGGAGAAGTTTGAGCTTGTGTTGCCGGTGCCTCCACCCTGTCCACCGCCGCCCGTGTTCGTGACTGCGGTCGCGCCAGCAACGCCCTGCTGACCGCCCCGACCTCCACCTCCCAAGATCGTGCTGCCGCCAAAAGGCCCGGAAATCCCGAATGTAGACGATCCGTTAGAGGTCTGGCCGCCACCGCTCTCACCCGTGATTGATATGGCGCAAGTGCCGGACCCTGAAGTTGATCCGCCGACAGGGCCTGCTGGCGTCGTCCACGAACCAGCGCCGCCACCGCCAGCCTGATAGACCGGGCTCGTGCAAGCCGCGCCGCTCGTGTTCCAGCATGACGGATTGCCAGCCGTTCCAGCACCACCGCTTGCCGTACCGCCACCACCGCCGCCGCCACCCCCGCCGATGATGGTCAGTTTGAGGTAGATCGCACCGGATGGCGTCGTGTAGGTGCCGTTGTTGGCTGAACTGCCGCCGTTGTTACACGTCGTGGCGGAGGTCGAGATAATGTCGCACACAACCGGCTGCGCGCGGGTAACACCCGTGATCGCCGTGGCGCCTGAGAAGACTGCGAGCTGACCTGCGGATGGAGACCCACTCGTCGTAACGGTGCCACCGCCAGCCGGCGTTGCCCACGTCCCGTCACCTCGCCAGAAGGTGCTACTGGAGGCGCTGGTGCCGCTGTTCAGATTATTGACCGACAGGTTGCCCGTCACGCCATTGGCAAGGTTGATCTGATCCCAGGCCGGCGCATTGCTGGTGCCGGTGTTGGCGAGATAGCGCGTCGCCGTGGTGTTCTTGGGCAGTGAAGCAATGGTGTTCAGCGCCGAGGCATAGAGCAGATCCCCCTGCGCGACGGTGGCAAGACCGGTGCCACCGCGCGTGACGCCGAGCTGTCCGGTCCACCCCAGCGTCAGAGACGCCGCATTAACCAGCGCCGCCGAAGGCGAACCGCCCAATGTGAGCGTGACGTTAGTGTCGTCGGTCTTGGTCAGCGCCGCACCGGTGATGCCGATGGCGCCTGTAGCCGACAGCGTGATCGGCGCGGTTGCGCTCACCGCCATAGTGCCGGCGGCGGCCGGGATGTTGATGGTGACGGTGCCGAGCGCGCCGGTGACCGGCTGCAGCGTCACGGTGCCGGAGGTGACGTTCTGGAAGCCAATCGAACCCACCACCGAGCCCGCGACACCAAGCACCGGCGTCGCCGTCCCGGCCACCGTATTGGCCGAGGCCGAGGCCAGCACCGTGCCGGCTGCCGTGGTCGCAGGATAGGTCGCGGTCGACCATGCCGGCGCTGCGCTGGATCCGGAGCGCAAGATCTGGCCAGCGGTCGCGGTGCCAGCCAGGATCGCAAGGTTGGTCGGGCCGGAATAGACGATGCCGCCATTGGAGGCCGTCAGCGTGACGTAGGGCGCGTTGATCGACACCACGCCGGCCGCCGAGACCGAGATCGGCGCCGTTCCGGTGATGGCTCCGCCGCCCGAGGAGGTGACGCAGGTCGCGCAGGTGATCAGACCGGTCGTCGCATTGATAGCGAGCGGACTGGATGCGGTGCCGACCAAGGTGCCTGCCGAGGTAGGGAGCAGGCTAACCGCGCTCCCAGCGGCCGCCTGGGCCCGCAGGATCGCCGTCCCCGAGGTCGCGCCAGCCAGCCCGACCTCGCCGGTCGAGGTGCCGGGGATGCCGAGCACCGGATTGGTGACCGCGGTCGGCACCGCCGAGGCGCCGGTGCGGTTGCCGAGCACGGTGCCGCCGGCGATCGGCGACAGCGCGCCGGACGGGATCGACTTCCAGGTCGCCAGCGCCGAGGATCCGGTGTCGTTGCCGCAGAACTTGTTGGCCGGCGCGGTCGTCCCGCACTGGGCCATGGCGCCGCCGGAGGACAGGACCGCGAGCGCGAGGCCGACGATGAGTGAGCGAAGCAGTTTCATCAGGCGCTCCCGAGCGTCCAGGTGTTGAGCGAACCGATCGGCCGGAAAAGGTAGCCGCCATAGGGCGTCTCGATCGGGACGATCGTGTTGCCGTCGGCACCTTCGAGGCCGGTGAATTGCACGATGATGCCGTTGCCGCTGGCATCGGCGGTCCCGGCGATGTCCTTGACCAGAGGCTCGACGACGTAGCTGCTGGCCGGGCTGAAGGTGATGTAGGTCGGTTCGGCAATGGCCTTGTTGACGTAGATGCGAGCAACGCCCGAGGGCGGCAGATAGGGGTCACCGACAGTGGAATGCTGTCCATCGACCAGGATCACTGCGGTGATGTTGAGCTGTCCCAGCAGCGTAGCGAGCAGCTCTGTCGTGATCTGGTAGTTGACGCCGGCGGCGGCGTTGGTCTGCCCGGTCGGCGCCGCCACGACCTCCATCAGCTCGGTGCCGTTGAGCGTGCCGGAAAACACCGGCAGGTCGGTCATCTGGCCGCCCTGGAAAACGTCTGGAGTGATTGGATTGACGCTCACAGCCGTCCCCTCAATTGGTGTCGTAATATTTGATTACCTGCAGATAGCGCGGACGCCCGCCCTGCAGATAGCGGGGCTGGCCACCCTGCACGAGCCGCGGCCAGTATTCGTCGATCGCGTAGGATTCCGGCAGCGCGTTCAGGATCGGCTCCGGGTCCGGCGGCAGCACGATCGAGCCGAGCTGGCGCTGCGGCTTGTCGAGGCACTCGTCACAGACCTGGAGGTTGAGCGAGATCAGCTGCAGCCCGGCCCACTCGTGCTGGGTCTCGAAGTCACTAACGTTGCCGATGAAGCCGCAGCGCTGACAGGTGCCCCACGCGGATGGGGACCGAGGGTTTGTGCGCGCCTTACGGGGATGGGGTCTGTGGGCCACTATGCTGCCCTCGCAAATTCACCATGCAGCTCCTGCGCCTTGGCCGCGGCCGCAGCGCCTGCCTCCTCGGCGCTATCAAACGTCCCAAGGTTGTAGCGCACCCCATCCTTGTTGACGAAAGCCCTGAATCTAGACCCGCGAGGAAAGACCCCCTTAAATCCGGAGGTATTGTTCGCGTTCAGTTTGCGATTAGCCATGTTCTGGGAGTGCGTCGCCGGGCGAATATTGTCCCATCGATTGTTCGACCCGCAGTTGTCGCGGTGGTCGAGACGTCCCCTTGGCCACTCGCCAGTCACATAGAACCACGCGAGGCGATGGGCCTTATACTGCTTCTTGTCGATGATGACCACGACATAACCGTCCTTACGGACGGTGCCGGCGACCTTGCCGATTCGCGCCCGGCCGGAATCGATCAACCAGACAAAATGTCCGGTCTCCTTGGAGTAGGAGAGGATCGACAGAAGGTGATCGTGGGTGAGCACACTCATTCACCTCCTATAATACGAACCGATGTTCGGGGACAGTGTTGTCGGAACTGCCTCGACGTTCTGCGTCGCCGCAATCGTCCACGCCTCGACGGCGTCGGCCTTGCGCATCTTCTCGGTCTCGGTGTCGGCATAGGGCCGCGACAGCCGGTGCGACATGCCGGCCACGAACCAGTCCAACCACAGATACGGCAGGTCCGGCGTCTCGCCGCCGGCAAGGTTGGCGTCCTGCATCTGGACGCAGCGGTAATAATTCAGCGTGAAGTTGTTGCTCTGATTCGGCACCGGCCACATCGTGATGGTCGGCGCGATCAGGCGATCGAACCAGTAGCAGGTTGGCCGCCCGGGCGTCTGCTTGTTGGCGAACGAGGCGTATTCGGTGCGCGAGATCGGCGTGATGTAGATGTCGTTGGCGTCGGTTGGCGAGGAGACGCCGGTGGTGATCCAGGCGTCGAGGATCATCACGGTCTTGGCGTCGACTGGATATTCCGCGGTCCCATTGATCAGCGGCAGCGAGACCTTGTCGACCTTCCACAGGTTGACCTGCTTGTTGGCGGCCTCCGCGAGCAGGAAGTTCAGCTCGCGCCGCGCCGTCATCATGTGCTCGACGCGGATCGACGGCGCGAAGATCTTGATGCGTTCGTAGGCGGCCAGCACCACCTCGCCGTTAGAGACCGAGAAATTGTAGGTGCCGCTCGATGCCATTAGAACGCCCCGTCCGCGCCAAATTCGATCTGCACGTTCGCAAGAGCCATAGAGGTCAGTCCTTCTGTTGCAGCGACTAACTGACCGTCGCCGTCAGTTTCGGTGCGATTCCAGGCACGCCACTCGCATCAAGACCACGGATATAGAAATTGATGGTTCCGGTCGACAGCGATCCGACCGTAACCAAGTTCGTGCCGCCACTGACTGCCAGCTTGCTGGTGCCAATCACTGAGTACGTACCGGCCGCCCCACTTAGCGTAGCCACCGTAGTTCCACCTGCGGTCGCGACCGGGATCGCACCATTCGGGAAACTTCCACCCCACGTTACAACCGGCACCGGTGGCGTCGGCGGGATCAAATCAAGCGCGGCACCATAGGGCCGAAGAATTTCTATAATGGGCACCGTGATCGATGGTGTTCCTACGACGCCGGAGGCTTGCATCGTTTCGGACGCCACGGTCTGGGAGTTGTTGACCGTGTAGGTGCCCGTGCCGCCCGTGCCGGTCCCCAAGGAGGAGATCGTGGTGCCTCCGGTGATTCCCGTTCCGGTAATCGTCTGACCGACGGCCAGCTTGGTGGACGGATCAATGCTTGTCACCGTCATCGTGGTCCCGGAAATCGATCCGGTGAACTGGCCGGGGTACCGCTCCCACGAGAGACCGGCAAGCATATTCAGAAGGATGTGGTGGCGGTCGTTCGGCTTTGCCGAGTTGGCCGGGGTTGTGATCTGCTGCCGCAACACGCCGTCGAACCACATGTTAATGTAGCCGTCGGTGTGCAGCACCACGATCTCGTGCAGGATGCTCGGGCCGATATTCACACCCGTATTGAACGAACCGCCTCCGTCCACAATTCCCGTGCCGGGGTCGATATGTGTTGACTGCGCGAGGCTTTGCAAGCCGCTGTCGCCGCCGAACCGCTCGAAGTCATCGATCTCATAGTGCTTGAACGACGGGTCGTTGATGTCGAGGGCGTAATGCTCGTTAAGACTCCAGAGCGCCGAGAAATCCGCCGACCCCATGGTGTCCAACGTGAAGCGGATGCGACGCAGGTATGGGGTCGCGAACTTTGCAGCCGACGCGCTGGACAGAAGAGACCCCAGATACGGCACTTGCCCCGAGATCAACGGCACCACCGCGCGGATGAGCGGGTATTGGTCCGAGCCCATCAGCTTGGCACCGGCCGACGTGAGGTCGATAATCGCGCCCATCCCGTAAGCCGGGAAACTGGGGTCGGTCGCAGCCCAGTTGAAATTGCCGTTGACCATCTGCGACCAACTGTTGGCCCCCGGATATTGGGCGGCCGTGTTCATGTAATTCTCGCCATTGAAGGACCAGATGCCCTTCGATGTCGGATCGTTGTAGCCAGTATTGAGACCGGAAGCGTAGCCTCCGGTCCGCAATGATAGCGTCGAGAACGGTTCTCTCCATTGAGATTTTGAGAGCGCAACGAGCGTAGGTAGATTCGTCGCATAGCTGTCCGGCCAGGAGCCGCTCGGAACCTGCGGGGCCAGCCCCATTCCATACCGCAAGATCGGCTTGAGATTAACCGCCCTGTTCGCCTGCCCGAGCGTCGTCGGATGGACCGCATCCGCAGCGCTTGTGTATCCAGCCGCGTCCGATGCGGCCTTGCTGCCCCACGCTTTGCGGATGTCGAACACTGCACAACCCTTGGCCGCGCCGACCGCATACATCATATCGACGTAGCTTTGCTGCTGGGCGGCTAGCCCCGTGCTGCTGCTGTCGAACGGCGGGATGCAGATGATGAAGTCCCCGCCTGCGGTATGAACCGCGTCGATCAGCGTGTTGAGGTCGGTCTGGCAGTTGGCCACAGAGCGCGAGTTGCGCCAGCTGTTGACGATGCCGCAGTCGCCGAAGGCGAGGTCAACCGGATAGAGCGACAATTGCTGCAAGCGACCGGCGTTGGGTGAGCCGGTGTTGTCGATCATCGTTGTGGTGGTGCCGCCGGAAGTCCCCCACTGGCGGAACGTGATCTCCTTGCGGCTGTCATC